TACGTGCGCAAATAAACCTACAGGAAGGTTGTGTAAAATGCAGCGCGGACGTGTGCCAAAGCCGGTTGCTCAAAAGATCGCAGAGGGAAATCCCAGCCGCAGGCCGTTGAATCTTAATGAGCCAGAAGGTCACGGCGAAATTGGCGATCCTCCCGCTGGCTGGCCGGATGAACTCAAGGCAATCTGGCGGGAGATTGTATTCTTTGCCCCGGCTCGCGTACTCACCGGATCAGACCGTCAGCTAGTCGAAACAACCTGTATGCACCTTCACAGGATGCGGACTGAAATGTCTGTTACGCCTGCGCAGTCTGGCGAGTTGCGGCGATGCCTCGGGCTTCTCGGCATGACGCCGGGCGACCGGGCTAGGCTTTCGGTCCCAAAGAANNTCTTCAAATCCTCATTTGCGTGTTCGTTGTCTACCCGCTGCTGCTGATCGGAGGCTATGGTCTCACTTTCGTCACGCACCACAGGAACCCGATATATCGGATCGGAGGGGCGTTCGTTGGTCTCGGGTGCTTTGTCGCGGTGTTGTCCGTCATAAGCTGGTCGGTCTACGGGGACTGGTTTACCTTTTGGTAGTGTCTCAGTTTGGCGGGAACGCTCATGAATAGCGTCTTGGTAGCCCTTGGCCGAATCATAGGCCTGCCAATTCCTCCCCATTCCGTTTGTCAAGCGTCAAGGGCTAACAAATCTGTGGGAATGTCCTATATTGAGGACATGACACAGGCAATGGATCATATCGAGGTGGAGCAAATGTACTCTGCCATCACTATTGCTGACGAAATCTTGAAAATCTCGAAAGCAGCCGGTCGGACGCTTACCCCGCTTCAGCTTATGAAGCTGGTGTATATCGCGCACGGCTATAGCCTTGCTTACGGACGGGACCTGTTCACAGACCGAATTGAAGCGTGGCAGTATGGGCCTGTAATTCCCGATCTTTATAGGGCGACAAAGCATTTTGGGCGCAACCCAATACCGCTGGAAATGATTGATGACAATCCTCCCGCTGTTGATACGGAGACAAAGAATCTTTTGGAAGATGTTGTCGCCAAGTATGGAAAACTAAGTGGGTATGCGCTTTCGTCGCTTACCCACAAAAGCGGGACTCCTTGGGACCGTGTTTATAGGCCGGGAATTATGGGGATCGAGATACCCGACGATTTGATAAGGGATCATTACAAGGGGCTATTAGATGAGCGCCGACTTAATCCCGGAACCGTTGCCTAGTGCAGAGCATTCCGAGGATTTGAGCGCGCTTCTGTGTGGACAGTTTGTTCATGTCAATCAAGATAGGGAGTCAAGCTTGATCGGTCGAGCATAAAGTTCAGTTAAAAGACAGCGCTCCGCTAACCCATTGGCGGGACTCGCGAAATGGCAATTTGACTTTCAAATCAAAAGGTTATATAGAATAGATGTTTGGTCCCCACGGCAGGACTCGGACCTGCAACCTCCAAATTGGGACTTCGGTGCTCTATCCTGTTGAGCTACGTGGGGCACAAACGGGAATGGCCCGGCAAAAGCCGGGCTTAGACCCTCCTAACGGATGGCGGCCAGCACATCGCTTGTCTCCTTTCCTTACTTGAAGATGTCAAACCCGGGGTCTTCTGGTTGGTCGCCAGACCCCGGGTTTTCTTTGTTGCGCTGATCCTTGGGGACAAAGAACCAAAGGTCCTTGCCTTCGCGCCGCACCGCCCCCTCCTTTGAGAGCCGGTAGAGCGACATCCCTGCTGTCTTTTCGTGAAATTTGGAACGGGTTTCAGCTTCGATCTTTTGGCGTATCTCGATGGCTTTCAAGGGTTTGGGGTATGCCTCTGCGAGAAGTTCAAGGGCGCGGTTCTTAAAGGGGGCTGGCTTTGGCCCCTGATCTTGCGCCTTGCGAGCCTTTGCGGCCTTCCGGGCAATCTCAGATTTCTTCTCGCCAGATAGCTTTTCGGCACGGGCCTTCCCGCCCTTCAAGCCCCCCTTCCGGCCCAAGGCGATCGCTGCCGGGTCCTTCCCTTCGTCGGGGTCCGGGTCCGTCGCCTCGCCCGTCGCAATGTCTGCGATCAGCTTGGCAAGCTGGTTTGTGTCCCTAGGGCGCTTCGGTTTTTTGGCGGAGTCTGTCATGCCTCTAATATCGCATGACGGGCGGCGAGGCCCAATAGGGCGTTGAATTTTCTAGATTTCAAACTGAGACACTACCTACCTTTTTCGGCGGGTTGTTGAGATAGCGCAATTACGCTAAATTGCGAGCCGATAGCATCTAAGATGCTTGGCGCGACGGCAAGCAAGCGGCATAGTCCGCTAGTTCTAGTTGTAGCTAGAACCTTTTGCCTATATAACTAGGCCATGCGCGACTATGCGAAGCTAGCGGACGATTACGCGAGGTCGGTTGTTGCGGGTGATATCGTCGCCTGCAAGTGGGTCCGCCTCGCCTGCCAGCGGCATCTTGACGATCTTGAAAAGGAATGGACCTATCGATACGACCCGAAGCGGGGCGCGAAGGTATGCAAGTTCATTGAGACTCTGCCCCACACTAAGGGAAAGTGGGGACAGACCGGCGAGACAATTCGGCTGGAGCCGTGGCAGGTCTTTCTAACCTGCGTCGTTTTCGGGTGGGTCAAGCCAAATGGTAAGCGCCGATTTCGAAAAGTCTTTCTTCTAATCCCTCGCAAGAACGGCAAGTCGATCCTCGCGGCGGCATGGGGCCTCTACATGCTTTGCGCCGATGGTGAGTTCGGCGCTGAGGTCTATTCCGGGGCCACTACGGAAGCGCAGGCTTGGGAAGTATTCCGCCCGGCCCGGTTGATGGCGGATCGGACGCCGCCGCTTGTTGCCCATTACGGATTGCAGATCAACGCCAAGTCCCTTGCCAAACCCGAGGATGGTTCGCGGTTCGCACCGATCATCGGCAAGCCGGGTGACGGTTCTTCACCATCATGTGCAATCCACGACGAGTACCATGAACACGCGACCGACGAACAGGTTGACGCGATGGAAACCGGCATGGGTGCCCGCGAGCAGCCCTTGCAGATAATCGTGACGACGGCGGGCGATAATCTCGCCGGGCCTTGTTACCAGCTACAGCTTGATTGCCAGAAAGTCCTTGAGGGCGTAGTCGAGAACGACGAGCTTTTCGCGATCATCTACACCGTTGACGTTGATGATGATTGGTCGGCAGAGGAATCGCTGATAAAGGCCAATCCCAATTATGGGGTTTCGGTTGACGCGGAGTTTCTGCGGTCGCAGCAAAAGGCCGCTATTCAGTCCGCCCGTAAGCAGGGTGTATTCCAGACCAAGCATCTAAACAGATGGGTTTCCGCGCGCAACGCTTACTTCAATATGGAAGCGTGGCGGAAGTGCGGCGTCGACGGGTTGAGGCTTGAGGATTTCGAGGGGCGCGATTGCTGGATAGGTCTAGACCTTGCGAGCAAGGTTGACATCGCCGCGCTGGAAATCCTGATCCCCGATGGTAGGGATTACATCCGGTTCGGCAAATACTATCTCCCCGAGGCCTGTATCGAGCGAGCGGAGAACGAGCATTACCGCGCGTGGCGAAACGAGGGATGGATTACCGAAACCGACGGCCAGATCATCGACTTCGATTTCATCAAGGATGACATTCTAGAGCTTTGCGACAAGTTCACCGTGTTGAACGTCGGCTACGACCCGCACCAAGCTACGATGCTTGTTACCTCGCTCATGAAAGAGAACGTCCCGCTGATCGAGTTCCGGCCCACGGTTCTCAACTTCTCCGAACCGATGAAGCAACTAGACGGGCTCATACAGGCGGGCCGGATCAAACATGCTAACGATCCAGTAATGACGTGGATGATGTCGAACGTTGTTGCGAAGATGGATGCGAAGGACAACGTGTATCCCCGCAAAGAGCGTGAAGAATCAAAGATCGACGGTCCTATTGCTCTCATCATGGATGTTGGGCTTGCGCTTCAACATGATGCCGAAGATGACATTTCCGGGTTTCTCTCAAATCCGATCAGCGTGAGGCTCTAGATGGCTAATCCGTTCTATTCCCTCTGGGCTGCGCTGACGCGAGCCGGTACGCGCATTCCCGGTCGTCAGGATATTGGCGGCTCCGGTGGGCCTGCACCTAAGCCTGTGACGGCGGACACGGCGCTTGCTCTTTCTGCGGTGTGGGCATGTGTCAGGCTTATCTCCGAAGCCGTGGGCGCGATGCCGGGGCGCTTCTATGAAAAGCTCGATGATGGAACGCGGCAGCCTTGGGATGCCCACGATCTTTCCACGCTCTTGAACGGGAGTCCAAACCGCTATCAGACGCGGAACGAATTTTTCGAGACGATGACCATTAACCTTTTGCTCCACGGCAATGCTTATGCCCGTGTTGCAAGGGCGGCGGATGGCCGGATTGTCAGCCTCATGCCACTTATGGCAGCACAGATGGAGGTCGATCTTGGGCTGAATGGGGATAAAATCTACCGTTACAACGATGGCCAGAATGTGTTTTTCATCGCACAGGAAAACATCTGGCACGTCATGTTGATGCCCTCGAATGCGATCATTGGTCTTTCGCCTATCTATTACGGTGCGAGAACAATGGGTATCGCAATCGCGGCTGAGGATCGCGTCTCGATCTTGGCGGAAAACGGCTTCAAACCTACCGGCGTGTTGATGATCGACAAGCTGCTGAAAGAGGACCAACGGGCGCAGATTCGAGAACAGTTCTCCGATCTCCAAGAGGGGCAGGGCGATCCGCTCAAGGTTCTCGAAGCCGGTATGAAATACCAGCAAATTAGCATGAACCCGAAGGACGTGCAGCTTCTCGAGACCCGCAAGTTCTCGATTGAAGACATCGCCCGGTTCTATGGTGTGCCGTCCGTATTGATTAACGATACGACTGCGACAAGCGTTTGGGGATCCGGCATCGCGGAAATCAAGGAGGGGTTTTACACCCTCACCCTGCAGCCCCTGCTTGAGCGGTATGAGGCATCCATCAAAAAATGGCTGATTAGACCGGAAGAACGTAGTACTATAGATGTAGAGTTTGACTTTTCGGCGTTCCTGCGGGGCAACGAAAAGACGCAGATTGAAACGGCTTCGGCGGCAATTCGCGGGGGAGTTCAATCGGTTAACGAGGCCCGCAGAAAAATGGGGCTTCCGCCTGTCGAGGGTGGTAATACTATTTATCTACAGCAGCAGATGATCCCGCTGGATAAACTACAGGAAGGGCCGGTAAATGAGCCGCCGCAAATTGCCTGAGATTAAGTCTCTCCAGATGCCGAAAGGCGCGGAATGGGATGCGCCTGTAGAGGCCCGCGAATTGTGGAAGCCGGTCAAGTCCGCCG